GTTGACTATTCCAGGCAGCCCCTTAAAATCCACGGGGTCTGATACTACGGGATGAGTTATAATGAGGTCTGCGCCTGCGGCTTTCGCGGCCTGGGTGACAATATCACTCTTGCCGACTCCCGGCGCTCCCTGGATTAATACCGGCTCTCTCGCGGGTATCGTCGCTGCAAGCAACGTTTCCAACTGTTTCGGGTTCAATGCGATTTCTGACATGGTCTATTCTCCTTTGGCTTTGGCGATAGCATTACGGGCGGCAGTGATTGCGGCGTCTGCTTCTTTCTGGTTGCATCCGTCGCCCCAATATTTATGAGTCATGGTGCAATGCCTAAAAAGTTCCTCAAGCGCTTTCAAGAGTTCCGGCGCTGCTGCTATCAACTGTGCATTGGCAAGGTTTTCGACTGCTGCGGGGCTGTCACATTGCCATTTCAAAGGTCGGTCAACATTGCAGTGATTTAAAACTTCGGCTATCACGGTGTTGTGCTCTGTGGCAATCTTGGTGCCTACTGCTCTCCAAGGTCCTTTTGTGTAATTCATGTCAATTCCCTTTCCTAATCTGTAGTAATGCCCAAAAGAGCACGATAATTCCGCCGATGGTGATACATTCCATGTGGTTCAATCCTCCAAAATGACGGTATCAACCTTTACAGGCTGTTTAGAGTAAATAACGATGGTCAAGCGGTCGTTGTCCTGGGTCGCGGTCAAGAGCGCATCACCTACTTTGACTGTGGTAATCAAGGGCTGTGTCATTGGTCGTTGCTCCTTAGAATCGCGTCGTGTTCCATGCGTCAAGCTCGGCCTGTCGCTCTCTGTCAAGAAATGCTTTGGTTTCATCGTCAAACATGGTGCGGATGTCTTCGGTAACATCAAGCAATGCTGCCCAATCGCAGCCGATATAATCTGAGCGGTTAATGGTGATCAAAATGCCGTCTTCGCGTTTGATTGCTTCGAAACTATAGGTATATCCACCTCTAGGCTTTACTACTCGTGCGACTTCCGGCAGGGGGATAACGTATGTCCCGTAAAACTTTGCTCCGTAGTGGCTCGGTATGTCGGGCGTGGTCGTGCTCCATCCCCTCTTGCCTCCGCAATGCCTTGCAAAACCATCGTTACCACCTAAAAACCGGGCTTCGGGCGGTTTGTTTTTATCATCGGTTGGCAGGAAAAGAGCACGTTTGAAAAGGTCGGTGTATTTGTTGGCATTGGGAAAGATCAAGGGGCGGTGCGTGCGCTTACCTGCTTTGGCTGTGGCAAAAGCATCGTCAGCCCAATAGCCCACATAACCGTCAAGCCAGTGCATACCGGTTGCCTCAATAAATTCTGCAAGGTTGGCAGATGCTTTGAATGCTTCGGGGTGCTGGTCTACAAGTTTGTAAAGGTCCCAAGGTTCTCTCATTGTGTCGATCTCCTCTCTAAAATCGTACTTCAAGAATAAGGTGGCGAACTCGTGGCAGTTCTGAGCGCTTGATATAGTCCCATTTGCCGGTTATCCATTTGACGCGGATCATGTTAGTTCCTTTCCCTGCAATGTTCACAGCGTTCTATAAGCATTTTTAGGCTGGCTTCCCTGTCTACTGCGAATAATCGTTGTTCCAATGGCAGGTAGCTAAAATCAGGTTGATTTAACGGTGATTTATGGTTGAATCCTCGGGCTGTCATTTCCCTGGCAAGTGATTCGTGTCGTTCCTGATAACTCATTGGCTCTATTGCGTTTCCTGCGATCCTGCCGTCTATCTTGTGGCGCTTCTGCCAGTTGTGCATGAATTTATGCAATTCGCCGTGCTCGCCTAACAAATGACGGTTGCACATATGTTTGGGGTTTATCATCCACATACGCACGGCGTTATCCTTCCTGGTCGGCGCTTATTTGCTTCTTTGTATCCTTTTGAATCTTGCGGCGGCAATTCTTACAGGTGGCCTGATTGCGGAAAATAGTGTTGTCCAATTTGGTTATTGATCCAGGGCCGTCATCGAGTTTAACGCCGCAGTATGCTTCTTGGTCGGTGTAGAATCGTTTGTAATGAATAGGTCTGTTTTTCATGGGTTCCTCCGTGGTTGATATACCTTAAATGTAAGCATGTATCATGCCACAACGTATTAAATAATAATTTATATATGGATTCAGGTAGTTAGAAAAGCGAGAGGAACGTTAAAAATGGGGCGAGTGTAAAGAATCCCGAACTGTCCTCAGGTTATCCACAGATGAGTCCACAGGTAATGAGGGGCAAGTTACGAGAAAATAAGGTATGTCGGGAAAGTTTACAGAAAATCTGTTGATAAGTGCCTATTGTGTCAATCTTTTTTACACTTTCGGGCATAATCTGAGATGATCTTATCAAGAAATGCTTGGTCAAGGGGTGGGAGGGTTCCAGGGCGGATATAGTTTTGCAGCATGTAGCGCATCGTTTCACCGGGCGTTTTACCCAATAATCCAGCGATGAGGCGCAATTCCCAGGCTAGAGATGGGGGGAGATGAAGGCAAAAGGCTATATCATTCTTTTCTCTGCGGCTCCGTGGCTGTGCCTGTGGCCAAAAGATTTCATGCGTGTATAAATACTTCCGCTCAAGCTCTCGCCTCGCCAGTATAAGCCGGGGTTGTGGGTCGATATTCTCCAGGTCGTTCCCGTCCTGGTCGATCCAGGTAAAGCCTAGCGTGGACTCTAGCAATCTGATTTCCTGCGGCTCCTGCGTCTCGCGGTCGATCAAGCTAACGGTGTATTCCATTTGTCGTGCGGAGTCGCGTTTCCCCATGTGATGTAAACCTCCTTCAATAAGAATGACCACGGCCTTTAGCTTGGGTTTCCCCTTGGGGCTGTGTCGTCAAAAGTCGCGTTTCTCCTGCTGCCTCTTCCCCATACCATACTATAGATACATCTGAACTTTAGCCTCCATGGGTTTCCCTTGGGGGTTCCCCGGTTAAAGGCTAAATCAAGGTATACTATCCTATGTCATGCCTACTCCAAAGGGCATACAGGGCAAATTTGGAAGTCGAGCATATCCCGGAAACAGCCAAAACAGCCAAAAACAGGATGAATGAGACAATATCAGATACTGAAGGGGGAAAACAACCGGGAAATAACCAGATGCAAAACGGGCTAGAAAGGCAAATAGAGGGGGGGGCGGCTCATCGTCGCGGGGTATTATGTCAAGTTCGTGCGCGCGCGTCCGCTCTGGTGGCGGTTCTACGTCATTCCAGGGGGTGCAATCGGGGTGCATTGGGAGGGGGGAAGGGTGTGGCAACAAAGCGCCGGGTGTAGAGCGACGCGCCAAGTGGTTGTGATTACTTGTGCACAGCGTGTATTCTGCCCCATCCTGCCCCGTCCAGGCGGCTCCTGCTGGCCTGCTCAATCCTGCCCTTGCCGGCCCCACCCCCACCCCCCTGATCGTCCCGAATCGCAATATAATATGTCACCTCCCCTCTCAAGCCTGCCCCATTTTCCATGTTCCAAATGACCTTTCCCCTTAAAAATTTTTCTCCCAATTTTTTTCTTACGCAAAATATGCTTGACTTACCCTTCTGGCGTGTGGTATTTATGTGCAAAACTAACTGATCGTCAGGGGGCGAGTATGACTATAAACCTGTCTGTACCGAAACATTACTATGATTTTCTGGTGGCCGAGAAGCGGCGTACCGGGAAGACGTATTCGGAGATTATCCGGTGTGCGTTAGACCTTCTTATGGAGAAGTCACGTGGCTGAACCAATTTCTCAAGTAGATTGCCAGGGGCTACCAATGACTTATGTTTCTTACTTGCGTCTTTCGAAGGACAGCATTGGGAAAGATGGTAAGAGAGTTGCCGCAGCTTATGGGATCGATGCGCAACGTTCTGCGGTGGAGCGGTTTGTTGGTGCGTCGTTGGCCGCTGAGTACGTGGAGACTGAATCAGGGAGAAAGCGTGACCGGCCTCAGTTGTCGGCTGCACTGGCGGAATGTAAGTCTCGTTCTGCGGTTCTTGTCATCGGTAAAGTTGACCGTTTAGCACGTGATGTCCGGTTCTTTCTTGAGGTTTTGGACGATTACGGAGTAAGCATTCGGTTTGCTGAGTTTCCGGACATCGACCCAAAGAGTGATGAAGGCCGGATGATTCTTGTCGGCATGGCAAATTTTGCTGAGTTTGAGGGGCGAAGGATCAGTTCACGGACGAAAGCTGCGCTTGCTGCTGCGAAAGCGAGAGGGGTCAAGTTAGGTGGGTACAGAGGTGCTGACATGACCAATGCGCGTAAAGCTGCGGCGATCTTGAAAAAGGAGAAGGCGCAGGCGTTTCGTGACTCGGTGTTTCTCGTGGTCAAGGGGGCGTTGGAGGTTGGGGGGTCTTTGACTGCTGCTGCGTCGATTCTTAATTCTAAGGGAGTTCTTACGTCTGCGGGTGCTTCGTGGTGTGCGAAGACGGTGAGTAGGGTGATAGGGGGATGACAATGTTAAAGGTGGGTCAAAAACTCTGGTATGTGCCGCGAAGAAGTGCGCCATACGAAGTTGAAGTGACGAAGGTAGGTCGGAAATGGGCGACGGTCGGGGAAGGATATCGCGCAGAACGAATCGATCTTGAGACGTGGTACGCAGATGGTCGGGGCTATTCTTCGCCTGGAAGATGCTATTTAAGCCAAGAGGATTACGTAACAGAGTTAGACCTGTCGCGGCTGTGGGCACACTTACAACGAGAAATTCAATATTCACGTTGCCCTGGTGGAGTCACCATTAATGATATTAAACAGGCGATGGAATTGCTCAAGGTTTCTGAACCGTGAAACCCTGCATCAAATGTGGCAGCGAGGTCGAGAGCAAGAAGGGTGTCTATTGCCCTGTGTGTCTCAAGAAGATTTGTCAGCCGCGTTTCAATGGACGGCGCGGGGTTATTATGCCTGATTATAAAAGG